CAAACATGTTGTATAGTATTTGTTCCCTACCTTTTATCTCCATCTCCTCTCGGTGAACGATGCCCCAAGGAGACATCTGTTTCATTTCTTTCTCACCAAAGAGACGTTCTAACCTACCACATATGTAAGGTACGTCATAAAGTTCTACATTCCACCCCGTGAGAATATCTGGGAAATTAGTAATCCAATAGTCAATGAAACAACTGAGCAAATGTTCTTCACCGTTGCACAATACATACTCAACGTCATCTCGATTGTTTGTATACGGTTTGGTACCCCATACTTTGATCTTACGGCTGATGTAGTCTTGTACTGTAATGCTAAGAAGAGGTTCCGAGCATTCCTGCACGTTAGGAAACCCATTTTCACATGCCACCTCAATATCAAGAGATGTAATTTTAAGACTTTTAATTTCGTAATCAACTTCTTTCGGAAACTCTTTCGATATGAATTGATAGAGATACCTGTCATAACCATGAACCTCGAAATTTTCTATGTGTTTATACTTCTCAGCAAAAGCTCTTGCTTCTTTGACAGAGTCAAACTTGACAGGTTTTGCATACCTACCATCAAGAGTTTTGTGTTTAGTTTTTCTATCGGTAACGACAAAAAGAGTTGGAGAGAACTTAAACTTACGTTGAATACGTTGTCCGTTTTCGTATCCTAGGTAAAGTAAGTTATCCCCAACTAATTGAACGTTGGTATAAAAACTCATTTAGTCACAATCTCATACTTTTTCCTGATTTCATCATCAGGTTCAACTATTGTAGCAATAGTTTCTGAATAAAGCAAGATGTCTGTATCGTTTGTGTAACGTGGCCAAGGTTCTAAAGTTCCATCTTCTCTAATCATATATGGATGTTCCATATGGCAACTAGGTTCTTCGTCTAATTGCTCTGCCTTAGTAATTAAGTGTATGCCACTCTTAAGGATTATTAGTGCTATCTGCATCATCATCCTCCAATAATTTCTCTGCGTCAGCGAAGAGTTGTTCCATATCTAATTCATCTTCAGATGTACCAGATAACATATCCTCATGTCGTTTGAAGTTCTCTTCATAATTTTCTTCTTTAATTGCAGTTAGATACTGTTCAGCAATATCATCTAACGGATCATATGCAGTTAATACATGATGACCTGGCAAAAAGAAATCTCTTTCTTTACTTAATGGTGCCCATGGAAACCATGATACTTGATAACCTTTTTGTTGATTGATTACAATACCTTCTTCAGCATTAGATACGATATCTAATCTAAATGGTTTATGCATATGGAAACCTATTGGATCTTTAGTATCAGGATCCACGATTTCTTTTACCTCTGTAATTACTTCCTCACCAGACTTTAATAATAAAAGTTTTACGCTCATTCTACGTTGCCACCCATCTTCTGTACGTTAGTAATATATGTATCACGAAGACTTGGCATAGGTTCTAATACAGTTACAACCATATTATGATTTAATGGAATTCTTACTTCTGGAGATAATGGACACCATGGAGAATAGTGTACTTTAACTTCTGGATCAGTAACAATTCCTGCAGCATCAAGTTTAGGTTGATCGTATTCAACTTTGTATGGGTAGTTTGCAATGTATGCTTGTCTTGCACCACTTTCTTTATCAACTGCTTCTTGTAGATCACAGATGAGAGTATCTCCATTAAACATTACAACAACCTTCACTCTCTCAGATTTTACTAAAAGTTGAGGAGGGGTAGGAGGAGTAATATTGATAGGTTCTTTCTTACCTTTTGCCATTTTAAAAATACTATTGTTTATATTATAAAGGAGGTATCAACATTTGTCAATACCTCCTATGTAGGACTAGATAAAATCCTTTCTAGCGTGATGTTCTGGAACTACTTTTCCCAGTTTAACCACGAGCAATCCGTCGGTGAATTCAACTCCTCGTATTTCGGTATCATCTGAGAGTGTCCAGACCCTAGTGAAGTCCCTTGCGGCCACTCCTCTATGTCTAAACGTTCTATCATCCTCCTGTTTTTCTTTTGTGCCTTGGACATGTAATTTTCCAAACTCCGTAAAGACTTTGAGCTCATCTTTTTTGAAGCCCGCCAAGGCAACTTCCAACCTCGATTCCACATTGTTGATTTCGATTATATTATAGGGTGGGTAATTGGAAGTCGTATCTACTCCATCCCAGAATCGATTGAGGTATTCGTCCATGCCAATGCTATTTCTTGAAATCTTCTCCATTAGATCTGGAAGATTTGCAGCATGGTATCTTGCTAAGTTCATAGTAGTTCTCCTTAAATAAGCGAGTGTTTAATTTGTGTACCCGAAGCGTACATACTTATTTAAGCACGAACTATAAAAATACGTTATGGTATATACCGTAACTATAAGTACGGTTAATCCTCTTTCTTTTTACCGATGTTATATTTGCTCTCTAATGTCCAGTCTCCCTTCTCTTTGTAGGAAAGAACTTTTATCTGACTTAGAGGTGCTACATCTGCAATACTTTCTTTAGCAGAGATAGATATCAAACCCCAATCACTCAGTAATTGTACGATACGATTTCTTCTTTGTACATCATTAGCACTCAGGTTTGCTTTTTTACCATCAAGAGCAAACAGTTCTTTAAAATGTACGATGTAATATTTGCCTTGCTTATGTAAAATGTGGCAAGACTGATATAATTTTTTCTCTTTACGTGAAGCTACACCAATTCTCGTAAGAGTTTCCCTAACTTTTAAAAAGTCATCTGGTTCTTTAAGCACGACTTCCACCATGCTTTCGACAGTCCACTTAACTTCATCTGAGATCGCAGTCATCTTTTACCTCCCATGTCATGTTTGTTACGAATGTATTCAAGTTGGGTTTTGGTTAGAAGACTTACTGCGACCTTCGCTTTCTCATTACTATATCCATAGTGTTTTTTAACTAGATCCAGATCATCTATCTGTTCTTTCTTCAACCAAGGGGAAAACCTTTTTCGTTTCCGTAAGGTATATAGGAAGAAAGAATACTGCATATCCTTATCAAGGTTACTGTACTTGTTCATTTCATTTGCAAACAAGATAGTATCAACAGATCCTGACAAACATCTATTGACAATGTATGGGGGATAAGATGATATTGCTTCTGGATCTTCTTCTATCAGATTGTTCTTGTTGAAGTTGATAGAATTTAACCAATCTTTTAGTTCCATTAGAATGTTCTGATAGGACCTACGACACCAGTTCTAGAATTATTGACACGATAAATTTGTGTCCTTCCATCTTTAGTTTGAACATGGACTTCTTCACCCATGATAATTGCTGATTGTGCATTAGGTGCAAATGTAGATAGTCCTCCTCTACGTGTATTGTAGAGTTGACAGTATCCACTAGATAACACTCTCACTCCTAAACTTTCCATAATTAAGACAAATTAATTCACGACGTTTTGTTTGATCTATCATGTATGTACCTGTAGATCTCATTGTATAAGTATGAGCAAAGTCATACTGTCTCCACTCTAAAAATCTTTGAACGATATCTGGGTGGTTATTATATGATATCATGACATTACCCATTGTGTCATCCATGATATCAGCAAATCTTTCATGGTCAAAACCTTTATGCATATTGCCTTTGTGGCCATATAGATTATCTTTGATATTGTATGGGGGATCAACGTAGATGAATGTATTATCATCGCATTTAATCTCACCACGTCCTAGACAATCTTCTACAAGATCAGCATAGTCTAAACATGTAATTTTCCAATTTGCAATTAATTTAGAATACGAAGGTAACTTATCAATACCACGCATAGAAAAATTAGAATCACTTGCTGATGCTGAGAACGCACTTGATTCAGTAAGACCACTGAAACTACATTTGTTTACAACATAGAATGCAACTGCACGTTCAACATCAGTTATGTCTTTGTTGTTAATTGCTTCCTTCATAGCATCAAACAAACATCGTGCTGCATCTTGATTACAGTATACAGATTTTAAATCAAATAATGTTTCATAGAGTTCATCTACGTCATGTTGTAATAC